CTGTCCTCGTTGTTACCCTCACTGCCCCATGAAGGCAGGTTGATAGTAGAAGATATAGACATATCAACATAGTCTTGAACGTCAGCTTGGAACTTCAGTCTACGCTCAAAGTCATTAACCATAGATGAGGAGGTCTGTATCTTATCAGGGTCTAAGCCGTGAGAAGTGATTAAGTCTTCTGCTGTAGCGTCTACAACATACTCATACTTCCACTTGTCACCGCCTACCAAGTAACGTCTCTTGTAGGCTACAGCGTATAAAGGTTCAATACCAGTTGTCGTACCTGCTAGTATGCCTATTGTACCTGTAGGAGCTACTGCTCTGTACGCTACAGGTCTTGATATACCTCTAGCGTCACACAAGGCGTTAGCTGCTTTCTCAGACTCTTCACGGTAAACCTCTAACCACCTATGCAACTCTTCAGTCACTTCGTAGTCACTACCACGCTTTAACAAGAACTCGTGCATACCCATCAAGCCCAAGCCAAGTCTCCTGTTTTTGTTCCGTACAGCATACACCTTTTTTGTGGGTAGGTCTGCTGTAAGCGTTCCTGATACAAGGAACATGGAGGCAACTCTAACAATTGTTCTGAATTCTTCAATATCGTCAATCGCACCAATATTAATGCTGCCAAGATTACAAACATCTGAGTCATCTTCGCTAGTAACTTCTGTACACGCGTTTCTGAGAGTTTCATTTTCTTTATCTCCGAAATTGAAGGAAAACCCCGGCTCCCCAGTCATCAAAGCCTGTCTACAGTTCTGTACAAACGTATCAGGCAAGAAGCCATTATTCACTGCATCCAAGAACTTATCATCATAGTTTAAACTGATGTTAGTCATGTCTAGGGGTGCAGGGAAGTTAAAGTTGTTTTGTTTAGCATCAAACACTGTAACACCGTCAGCGATGGGTAGTGAGTGCCAGTCTTTAGCTGTTAAGAACTGGTGTGCATCGCCGTGTTGCCAGTTAAGCGATGCGTAGATAGCTGACCGTCTACTACCGCCCTGCATCACGTTCCTGCCTATCTCGTTAATACTGTTCATTAACGGTAATGGTCCTGACGCTTCACCACCAGTACGACCTAACGGTGAGCCACTAGGACGGAACACGCTATAGTCTATGCCTATACCACCTCCGCTCATCAAGCAGTCACTAGCTCTTTGTACTAGCTTACCCCACTCTTCTCTAGTATCTTCCTCACCTTTAAGCAAGTAGCAGTTGTTATAAAAACTAGCCTGTCGTCCTGCGTAGTAAATATAACGACCTCCTGCCATGAACTTAAACTCTTTCATGGCTTTCTCTAATACGTCCATGTCATCCTTCTCAAGGATGCCAGTACAAACGTCAGTGACAATATCTTTAACCTTCTCCGACCACGTTTGTGTCTCGTTAAGAGCGTACTTGTTGCGGAAGATTGACTCACCAAAACTGTTCCTAAACTCACTCATTATAAACATACCTCCTTGATTAAACGTTCAATATACCAACGTGCTTTCCTTAAATCCTCTATACCATTCTTATTCTTCCAACGATGCACATACTTTATTAAATTACCGTTTAAGTAGCCTAAAAACTCTTCTTTACTAGAACGTTCTTTAATGTAGTCAATACACTCTATACCTTCGCCCTTGTAGTGGCTTGGGTTGATAGGGTCTTTAATATCTGATGACTCTTCTTCTAACTCTCTCCTAGCCTTTACAGCTTCTATCTGTCTTTCTTTTATCTGCCTAGCTACTCTATCCCAGTCTTCTGGGGTACTTTTGTCAAGATAGCTCATCAGTCTCACCTCCTAAGTCTTCAATTATCTTATCTAGTTTATCTTCAATCTTGTCTTCAAAGCGTTCTACTAGCTCAGTAGAGTTAATCTCTAACACCTCTAAAACAAGAATCTCATCTAACAAGGACAACTGCTCTTTTATTTCAGTAAAAGTATAACTCATTTTACAGGCTCTCCATACTTCTTTCTCAAGTAAGACATACTTATAGGCAACTCGTCAAAGCTACCGTTATTGACTTCGTTAAAGACCCATATACCACGCCAAGACTGGTTAGTCTGTGGTGATAGATAGCTCTGGTCTTCTTGATAAAAGATACCTGCAAATAAACCAGTAACAGAAACACCGTCGGCTCTACGTGCGTAAGCAATGTCTCTGTCCTGTACGTGACCCATAACACAGCTAACCATCTTCTTAGTAAGCATCAGTTTAGCTGAACTAACAGGTCTGCCCATAACACCGGAAGTAAAGTAGTGAGAGTAAGCTATACCGTTAATCATCTTAACTTCTAAAAACGGTACAACTTCCCATCCCATCTTCTCTAAACCAAGATCAGCAAAAGACATTAAACCCTCAAGCTCTGGACTACCTTCTACTGCTCTAGTAATCCTGTTCTCGTGGTTGCCTAACAAGAATACTAGCTTTGGTTTCCACACCTTATGCTTGTTAGTCCTCTGTCGCTTCTGCTCATCTCTAATAGGCTTTAAGAAAACCTCCATAGCTTTCTTACCTGCCTCAACATCAGCTTGGTAGCGTCTGCCTTCAAAAGACTTAGTGCCTTTATCGTAGCTAGATAAGCTAGGGAAGTCCCAGTGATCGCCTAAATGAACTATGACTTCTGGCTTCATAGCTACAGCGTACTGTCCCGCCCACGCTAAATGGTCTGTGTTAGAGTCTGGTTTGACTTGAGTATCTGGAATAATAAAGTGTCTCATAGTTTCTTCCTCGCTTCACGTTCTGAGTTAGTCTTAGCTTGATGACATTCTAAACATAAAACTTGCATACCGTCTGACTCACAGAACAGGCGCTCTGAGAATCCTGCAATGTCTTCATAACTGCTTAAAGACCCTGCAGGGACTATATGGTCAACTTGAATTTCTTTATTAGTGTGCCACTTGTTACACTCAGCACATTGATACTCGTACTTATGTCTCTTACCTTTTACTGTACGTTCTGCTTCTTTCTTTACTTGGAATTTAACAGGGTAGCGACTGTAAGCCTGTCTTAGCGCTGACCGTATGAACTGCCAATATCTAGCCTCTGTCCATTGCTTTCCTGCTCTAGTGCGTTCTACTCGTTGGTTCGCCATAGAATCGTACCCCTTCAGGTCTTTCTCGTGGAGGCATCCATAGCTGACCCGCTACTCGTCTAAGCCAAAGCAACCTAGCGTTCTCAAGCGCTCTGTCATAGCCTAACTGGTCTTCGCAGATGTCCCACATATCGGTTTCTTTTTTACAGCCTCCTATGAGGTCTTGAGCACCTCCCATTCCAATACCATCAACTCCTATGATATTGTCAATAGAATCGCCAACAAGAATCTGCTTATAAAAATGCTTTAATCCAAACTCTGAAGTAACGAAATACTCTTCACCTTTAACAAAGTTAAAATGTAACCCTGCAATCTGGTCAAAGTCTTTATCAATACTGACTATCACAGGACAGTCGTTTAGGTAGGCAGTAGAAGCAGCTATAGCAATAGCATCATCAGCTTCCTCACCTTCCACCACAACAGCGTCCCAATAACCTACAGCATGGTCGCGTACTTGCTGAAGCAATAACGGCTTCTCTCCCTTCCTGTTACCTTTATAAGGCGCTGTCACAGCGATGTCATGCCTAAAGTTATTACCACCAGTGATATAAACTATATACTCATGGTCTGGATAGGCAAGTAAAGTATCAGAGAGCAGAGAGTCAAAAGCTCTCTTAGCGTGTCTAAAGCCGTCATTAAAAGAAACCTGCGCGTCAGACTCGCACGCACAGGCTACTCGATAGCAATATATATCGCCATCTATCAACAACATTATAGAGCGTCTTCCAACGCTACATCTATCTCTCCACCGTCAGGTGAATACTCGTTGAGGTCTGTAATAACTAGCTTGAGGCAACTAGCAGATCGTCCTTGCTTGCCTTGAAACTGCCAGTCATAGTGACCCAACACAGCTTTAGCTTTAGAGCCGTTACCGACAAGACAGCTAATCTCATCACCATGAGTGTTATAAGCACGTATAGGGTTACTAGACTTTACTGTAATAAAGTTACCCCTATCATCGTCCTTAGTTTTTACAGACAATCCACGCTCTTCTAAAGCCTGAATAGCAGCATCAGAGAGTAAAGACATATCTACTTGATACTTACCAGACATATCATTTTTGTTCTGTAAATTAGCCCAGTAGAGAGTAGTGTTTAATGTTACAGGTTTATATGCTTCCATAATTGTATTCCTTTTAAGTTAAAATATAGAGATGTATATGCTAGTGTCTATCTAGCTGTTTAAAGCCTATACAGTCTATCATACAGGCTAACGAATATCAATGAGTTTCAGACCAGTTATTTCCAATCTTATACTCACCGTCCATAGGGCAACGGAGGTCAAAGTCCTCACCTGCCTTACGTATCGCATTACGGAAGTGTATACCAACGGCTTTAGCAAAAGCCTCTGGAGTCTCTACCTGAAGCTCATCATGGACGTTAGCGACAATCTTGAATGGTATACCTACCGCCCTAAGACTATCAACGCCATTCAGTAATGCTTGCTTCATCAGAGAAGCCCCACTCCCTTGTAACAGGAAGTTTAAAGAGCTATACGCTTTCCTAATACGAATCCTTCTACCGTCTAAGCTAGGGACGCTATTGTTTTTAGTAACTATAGCCTCCACCGTTAGCTTTAACTTCTTGAGTGACGGTATGTTATCTAAAAAGTTAGTCTTTAACTTCTTACCAAGAACAGAGCCTCCACCTGCAATACTGCCTATCTTGCTGTCACCTGCACCGTACAGGAAAGCATAGATGAAAGTCTTAGCCTCGTCTCTGGTTTGTAGCCCTGCTGCTTGTTGGTTAGCGCTGTGTATGTCACCTTCCAGTATAGTTCTGACGTAGTTCTCGTCTTTCATATAGTGGGCAAGCATACGCAACTCAAGACCAGAAGCATCTATACCAACTAGCTTGTTGCCTTCCTCCACTATCCAACATGAACGACACTGACCGCCTAGTTCAGCCTTCAACTTCTGTACTGGTGTTAAGCCGTCATGGACTTTGCGCGTTGCAGGGACTTGAGCCATGTTAGGTGATATGTGCGTCATCCTACCTGTAGCTGCTCCGCTGCTAAACACTCTACCGTGTACCCTACCGTCATCTCCAACAGACTCTAGCCATGAACCTACCTGACTAGCTCTTTTCTGGACTAATAAATACTCAGCCACTAATTGCGCTAGTGGGTGGTCAATAGCTTCTAGTACGTCCTCGTCAATCCTGTAGCTACCGCCTTCCGTCTTCTCAGTAAAGCGTATACCAACACTCCGCAAACGCTTTGCTATCTGTTGCCTACTGCCTACGTTAAACTCCTCGACGTTATCCTTCAAACGCTTACCTGTTTTATCAGAGTAGCGCTTTGTAACGATGGGTTTAAACTCAGTCTGTAGCTGTGCCTCAATCTCGCGCATACGGAAGTTTAGAGAACTGTACAAATCATTAGCCTTATTCAAATCAATCTTAAAGCCGTTCTCTGTCTGTATCTCTAGCTCTTCTGTAACGCGATGCTCTAGCTCTATGCAGTCATTAGAAAACTTATCATTCTTCAGGTCTGCTAGTAGCTTCTTATAGACTTTAGTAGTCAGGTTAACGTCACGCTTGCAGTAGGTAATCATCTCCTCACACAAGCCTCCGTCATAGTCCGTGAAGTCATCTTTAGGGTACGATAGACGCTGACCCCAACTACGCAAACTGTGACCTCCCTGTACAGATGGATTATACAACCTTGACAACAGCATAGCGTCAACGTGCTTCTTACCGTCCACCGTTATATTCCAAACACGCTTCAATACAGGTATATCAAAGCCTATGCCGTTGTATGTGACAATGCCGTCATGCTCATCTATCAAAGCCTGTAACGTGCTAGGCTCAGTATGACACTCCGTCTGTCCAGTCTCTATGTCTTCAGTACACGCGCACCAGATAGTTGAGTGCTTAGTGTCTGTCTCAATATCAATAGTTAACATCGCTACTCCACTTCATAATCTGCAACGCCCAGTCCAATGTCTTGAGCAGTCTTTAAGTCTATGCGTTCCTCTAAAGCATAGTTAGCAGTAGAGCCTCTGACACAATCACTGCACTCATTCAGATAGTCACCAGTGCTTGCATCTTTCAGAGTTGCTTCGTAGTCAGTCAGAACAGCATTACAGGCTAAACATCTCATAACTCATCTCCTAAGTTTATTTCAGTCATCCTTCCAGTCTGGCTGTCAAAGAACAAATCAGAACAGCGTCCAGTCTCACCGCTAAAGCGATTCTTTAGCACTCTAACCTTAGTCGTGTTTCTGACGTTAATGTCATCAGCCTGTCCGTCACGCTCAAGCCCTAGCACTATGTCGCTCAGTTGAGCGATAGAAGCAGAGCCTCTGAGTTGTGACAAGGACGTAGCAGCGCCTTCCTCATGTCCCTTGCTGTCAGGTCTTCTCAAATGACTAACAACAAACAGAGATATTTCTGTCTCCTGTACAAGCATCCGTAACTTAGTCATTATCTCGTCTAATGCTTTACGCTCGTCTAGGTTAGACTGAGCTGACACAACGATAGAGACATGATCTAAGAATATATACCGACAGTCCAACGCTTTAGCCATGTAGCGCACACGCCCTACGATGTTGTCCACATCAGTTGATCCGAAGTGATCTAACAAGTACAGGCGGTCATTACCAAGCGTCTCGTCAAATGCTTTCCTGCGCTCTTCCTCAGTGCTAACCGTGGTCGGTAGGTGTAACTGTTTGTTTGCAGATAGAGACATAATTGATAGTGCTGTCTTCCTCGTGCTTTCCTCCAAGAACAACAGACCAATATTATGCTCACTCTGCTGTAAAGCTGAGTAAATAATCTCCTTCATAAACTGAGATTTACCTAGTCCACTTCCTGCGGTTACAGTCACAAGCTCTGCGGTACGGATGCCATAAGTCAACTCATTAACGCCGTTAAAAGGATAAACCACTTCAGCCTTCTGCATTGGCGTGTTGACCTCATCCCACAGGGTAGAAGCTCTAACGATGCCGTCAGGTACGTAGCGTTCAGCTTGCCAAAATGCTTGAGTAAAAAGTTCCTTATCGTCATTGATGAGGTAGTCGCAAGCGTCTTTGTAATCCTTCTTATGCTTGACGATCTTAGCCTTGCCTCCAAACAATTGCCCCACTTCATCAGACGCTATAATGCCTTGCTCGTCTGCGTCAAAGCAAACAACAATAGTCTCAAAGCTGTCTAACCATTCGTAAGACGCTTTACAGTCCTTGAGCGCACTTCCTGCACCGTTGCGGATGCTGACGACAGGGTATTTACTGCCTTGCATCTGGTAAGCCGCTAAAGCGTCATACTCGCCCTCACAGACGGTGACGTACTTACCGCCTTTAGAGAATAACTGCTGACCAAAAAGACCACCTTTAGCCCAGTCTCCGCTAGTCTGGAAACGCTTATCGGGGTGTCGTATTTTGACCGCCACAGGGGTTACAGGCTCCTCAACATCAAAATAAGGATAAAGCACCTGATTAGACTTGACCACAACGCCGTATGCCTTCAGTGTAGTAGCACTCAGACCTCTCTCAGGAACTCCTACGAAGCTCTCTGTGGCTAGTAAGGGTAGGACAGCGTCAAAACCGTCTCGTCCTGTCAGTGGCTTCTCTGGAAGCCTAACAGCCACTTCTGACGGTCTTTTATATACTCCGCAACTGTGGCACTTTGTCGATCCATCTTGGTTAATTGCAAGTGCGTCACTACTCCCACAGTCATTGCATGGTTGGTGTGTGTTCTGGTAATTACTCATCTGTGTATTTTACCTCCAAAAGTTGTATACATAAAAAAGGCAGCATTAGCTCAAAACCACCAATAACGATTGGCTTCTCATAGCCAAAAGAATCATAGCCTATATCGTCCCTTTCTGGTAGTGTGCCAAGATATACGCCAAACCCATGATTGAATTTAAACATCAAGTGCCAACTAACCATGATTTACTCCTTTACAGTTTTTAAAATTCATGTTAATCTACTGATGTCACCCCCGCCGGTATAGCCCCAACTGAGACACTACCTTCCGCGTCCGTTCGACCAGATCCTTAACTTTATTATCTTCAAGCATTAAAGACGTTAATGCCTGTGGTGGATGGTTTAAGTCATAAACTACGCGACACACACAGGCGTTGTTATCATCTTTTAACGTCTCGCACTTATTGCATACCATAATGAAAATCTTCTAAGACTTCTTGATAAGTCTGGTGGGTAAGGTCAATATGAATATCTGCAATGTGAGCTAGATAGTCCACAGCTCCGCGTCTAAGATGCTTACGGACAGCTGTAGCGTCCGACAGGTTGCCACTAATAGCAAACTGCATAAGAACGTCAGCGCTTTCTTCGCCGTCGTACATATCAAACAGCGCACTATTCAGCGAGTCTGCTTGATCTATCGCGCCTTTGGTAAAGTTAGCTTCTATGAGATCGTCTATTTCAGACTCTGGCACTTTCTCCCAATGTATACCAGAGTCTTCATCGTAATAGTCCATCGCTACGTGTGGCTCTTCGAGCCATTTTAGAATGTTATAATCCATTATTAAGCACCTCCACAGCTTCACTAAGCCTGTTAATTTCCTGTTGGATTAAAGCAATAGTAACGTGATGAAAATCGTCACTACCGCAAGAGTTGTAGTCTTTCATGTCCTGTAAATTTTCCTGCAATAAATGCAGATTATTTTTTAAGTGAAAAGTTACCATTCCTAGCGTCCTCCGCTTTTTTTAGTTTCTGTAATTGTTCGCCGTACACGCCTAACTGACGTACTAGCTGTGATATTTCATACTCATCGACGCGGTTAGGTTGTCTGATTCTTAACAGACGCGCAAGGCGTCGTGACTTCGCTACATCATACATCTTAAAACTCCTTGACAACAGCTTCAGTTTTAAAACTATAGCCTAGAGCTTTAGCGTGTCTGATAATGTCGTGCGTTATGGTTGTACTACCTGCGAGCTTTGCGATTAACAAAGCTGTTTCGTTCATAGGATACAAACGAGTTTGTCCGTACACTGAACGCTCTTCGATTATTGCTATCTTGTTTTCCATCTTACAGCTCCTCATTGTCGTTAGTAATTGCGATATACATCATGTATACACTTGACGCACTAATAGCGAACAATAAAACAAATTGCGTCGCGCTTGTCAAGTGGAAATGATTATTTAGTAAACCCGATAGCGCTATCAGTAGCGCCGGTAATGTTATTGCCAGTAGTTTTTCAAGTGACATTATTTTAAACCTCCCTAAGATTGTTATATAAAACCATGCTGTACTCTTCGTTCTCGTTCCTGCCTGACATTCGTATTCCTTTACCCGCCTTTAAGTAATTCCAAGCGCTCTCCGACAGTTGTATGGCTGTTTCATTGTTAATATTGATCTGGACGAAATTGGGCGATATTTGACAATTCCTTGCTCGCATACCCTCGATAACGTCCGTAATCGTTGCTTCTTTCCCGTTTATATCTATCTTCATTTTAAACCTCCTTCATCATTTTCCTATGGATAATCTTCAGACCGCAAAGCCCAATTCCACGCTTCCTCTACGTCGTCGGTTTCAGTTTCTTCGACTGAGGCTAGGGGTTCGTAAAACATGTCTCCAACTGCCATATCCCAAGCGCTTACTTTTGTGACCAACAGGTCTTCAACAAGCTCATCAATCTTCGCTTGGGCAATCCTCTTGGCTTCTTCCTCACTGTCAGCTACAACATCGACAAAACGATCGAGACAAACCGATACGTTAAAACGACGAAGTTTTGTAACCTCTGACGCTATTTCATTGTGTTCCGCTCTCTCAAACTCATTAAAAGCTTTAGCTATTTCATCGGATCTTGAGTTAGGCTGTTCGTCCGGATCAGCCCCGCATTTTTCGCAAGGCTCAACATCGCTCATATGATGGATGTAATCGGTATTGCATTCACAATCCCAGTAATGTGCGTCGGTTACTACGCCCCCAATATTTTCATACCTAGTCATCATCGTTCTCCTTGTCATCTTTCTTTGGATAATCTTCAGACCGCAAAGCCCAATGCCACGCCTCTTCTTCATCGTCGGTTTCAGTTTCTTCGACTGAGGCTAAGGGTTCGTAGAACATATCTCCGACTGCCATATTCCATTTTTTAACGTCTGTTGCTAGCAAGTCTCGCACCAGCCCATCAATTCTTGCTTGTGCAATCCTCTCGGCTTCTTCCTCGTTGTCAGCTACGACATCGACAAATCTGTCAAGAACTACGGATAGTTGATAGCGACGTAATTTTTGTTGTTTATTCACTATGTACGCTCCTTTATAATGCGTTCTGCTGTATTTTCTAGGTTATAGGATTGGCCCGCAAACCCGCCTCCAAAATCTTTACCACGATAGATTTTAAAGCCTATTGCGTTGGCTTTCTGACGGGCTTCGTCGTATTCATCAGCAAAGGCTAACCAGTGGATAACGTAACGCGGGTTGCCGTTAACGTCGTTAGTTGCTCTGTAAAAGTCATAGCCTAACTGCTCTGCTGTTTTATAGTCTAAATGTGCTTTGTTCATTGTAAACCTCCTATACTAAGTACCAGTTGATTAATGTTAAACGAGTGTCGTGTTGTGCGTTAGCTCTTTTTTTAATCCAGTCGTTCAAGATAACAAGCTGATTTTCTGGGTTAGTTTCTATCATGTCATACTCGCCATGAGACACCGAAAAGTTGCTAATGTCAATCTCTCTGACCACTTCCTCGCCTTCTTCAGTTCGCATTGTTACAATAATTGATTGCATTGTTATAGCTCCTATAAAAATTTATATTAAATATTGTATCTGCGATGATTTTTGATCTGCCATTTTTCAATGACAGGCTCTCCGTAATCATTAATATCTACGATAATGTAAGCGGTCTTTTTTAGAATTTTTGCATACCGCCAACTCCCTTCATTATCTACAAACACTCTGTGTTGAAATTCTGGGTATACCGTGTCCTCAATAAAATTATTGTGAGCGGAATACTCAAAAAAATTGTCGGTCTCAGACTCTCGGAAATAACCACCATTTTCTAGTGGGTAAAATTGTGATGGTGCGTATGACATAACTATACCTCTCTTAAAGTGATTGGATCTATAAACTGGTAGTGTCTAACTCGACGGACTACCACATCATCAAGTAATAAATGTCTCTGCATCTCATAATTAGATGCTATTTTTAAAGCCTCAGATTCATTATCAGCATGGAATATATCAACAGAAAAATCCTCCCAAGTAACTTCAATCTCCCAGTCTTCAATTAGCCTCATATCTATACCTCCGTTGTGTGTGTGTTTAACCTGTCTCATCAGGCAAGAGCGGGTAAATGCTCCTGCGACGCTCGTTAGAGCGTTTCGACTAGCAATATAGTAATTTATCAACTTTATGATATTCAGCTAATGAGGACAGCAACGGAACAATAAACTTTTTAGCGTATTCGTCCTTAGTTAAATTTGTAAAACTGCTTTCAACTGATAAATAACAAACTCCGTTTTCGTCAACAATATTGTAGTTAAATTTATTCATTGTTATAGCTCCTTTTTTAGTATCGAATAACTTCGTTGGTTGGTGTGATTTTGTAAACGCTTTCTATCCGTTTGTTACTAGGTCTAATGTCATTGCGCGCCCAGTCTTGCATGACGCCGTCTTTAACACAACTGACATGACCGCGTGTATAAAGATAGTAAGCGCCTTTTGTATTCGCTAGCTCCCTTTGAGCTGTCTTTAACGTCTTGGAGCGTATAGAGACATACTCGCACTTATAGCCCATTAAATCCAACAGCTTATGGACTTGCGCGGGATATGTTCCTTTGCCATTAGTTCTATTTATCATCTTAGCCATGATAGCTCTCGCTCTGCTAAAGGCAATGTCGCAAGCAACAGACATGGCAACGACTGAACAGAATTTATCATCGTTATGATGCTTACGACCAACATGAACGCATTCTTCATACGTCATAACGTGGCGCTTAATTCTTGTTAGTTTTCTAAGTGGTATTTCCATTTTTTTAACTCCTTTTTAAATGTCTACTTATATATCCATCGAAATAGATATATAGGTAGACACTAAGCCAGTCTAGAGATCGCAATAAATTGCACCGTTTGTTTCTTCCTTACGACAACCTAAAAGGCATTCTCGGCGTCTACAAACAAAACTCTTTAACTGGCCCCGTGTCTTAGACGACCTCTCTATTAAACTCTCTAGTTCACATTGCCACGGCAACAACCTTGTAAGTTTAACAGCTCGTCTAAAGCCTTGCTAACCCCTCTATCCACTTAGCCTAGTATGATAACCGTCTGTTATGTAAGCGTTGCCGTGGCTACTCACCGAGTTACTAGGTACGTGTCTACTAAGATTCAATCTTGGTTAACAGCTCGCCTTTGATTTATGTCTCTTCGAGTGACTCAACAATATTCCGTTGTCTTTTAGCGTCTCGCGTAAGTGGTTAACCTCAACCACATTTGTAATACTACTCCTTTGTCGGTCGATTGCAACCTTTATTTAGCATTTTATTTAACTATTTATTAGGCACTC